AAAGCACCTTAACAAGGGTGCTTTTTTATTGCCCTAAGCATGGCATAAAACCGCTTGTACGACTACACTGGCCGAGTGAATAAATTGGCAATCCTAAGAACCGGAACAGACCGGAATAAAAAAGATTGAGGAGAAGAAATATGTTGGAATGGTTACAAACAATTCTTGAAGGTGCGAAAGTTGAAGATGGAAAGCTTGATGTAACAGCGGTCATGAACGCAGTTAAGTCGGAATTTCCTAAAAATGCTGTACCTAAAACGGAATTTAATGACAAGGTAAAGGAACTTAAAGCAGCTGAAGGCACAATCGCTGAGCTTAAAAAGAATGCCGGGGATAATACAGAGCTTACAGAAAAGATTAAGAACTATGAAGAGCAAATAAGGACTATGCAGACGGAAGCAGCCAATACTGCTAAGAGCTATGCACTGAAAGCAAAACTTGCAGAAGCAGGTGCTTTGGACTCTGATTACTTAATTTATAAGCAGGGCGGACTTGATAAGTTTAACTTTGATAAAGATGGTAATCCAATAGGCATTGATGATGTACTTAAACCTTTAAGAGAATCTTTACCGCATCTTTTCAAAACCGAGAACAAACCGAATGGGTATAATCCTGCCGGTGGTAGTGGTTCAGGCGGTATAGTCAATCCTTGGAAAAAGGAAAGCTTTAACATGACTGAGCAAGGAAAGATTTTGAAGAACGATCCTGTGCAGGCTAAACAGTTGGCATCTGCAGCAGGAATAACATTAAACATTTAAGAGAGGAATTAAATTATTATGGCAAACGGAACAACTTTATCGGATGTTATTGTACCTACACTATTTAACCCTTATGTGGTTAATAGAACCATGGAATTATCTGCACTATTCCAGTCAGGTATCATAACAAATAATGCAGAATTTGATGCACTTGCGTCTGAGGCGGCACCTATTCACAATATGCCGTTTTTTGAGGATTTAACAGGTGCTTCGGAGGATGTAATTGAGGGTAATGACCTCACAGCGAAGAAGATTAAATCAAACAAGGATGTGTCTACAACTATCAGGAAGGCCAATATGTGGTCCGCTACGGACCTTTCTGCGTCTCTTGCAGGTGCAGACCCAATGGCAGCAATAGGAGACCTTGTAGCGGGATACTGGGCGAGAGAGAATCAGAGAATCCTTATAAAGATTTTATCAGGTGTATTCGGATCTTGGGTAAATGGAGGTACTACAGAAGTGCCTTTAAAGGATCATATTCTTGATATTACTACCGCATCAAGTGCGGCTGCAAAGAATATTTCAGCTTCAGCTTTTATTGATGCCTGCCAGCTTTTAGGAGATGCACAGGGACAGCTTACAGCGGTAGCTATGCATAGCGCAACAAAGGCATTTTTGAAGAAGCAAAACCTTATTCAGACAGAAAGAGATAGCACTGACGTGGAGTTTGATGTATATCAGGGAAGAAGAGTAATTGTAGATGATGGATGTCCTGTTGATAGTGGTACATACACAACTTATTTGTTTGGCCAGGGAGCTATAGCATACGGAAATGGTTCTCCTGTGGGCTTTGTTCCTACTGAGGTTGACAGAGATAAGAAGAAGGGATCAGGAGTTGATTACTTAATCAACAGAAAGACATTTATTATGCATCCAAGAGGCATTGCATGGCAGAACCTCGTAAGAGCAAATCAGGAGACACCTACAGAAGCAGAGCTTGCAAATGCGAAGAACTGGAAGATGGTATACGAGCCAAAGCAGATTAGAATTGTGGCATTCAAGCACAAGATAGGATAGTCAAAAAAAAGGAGGACCGTATGGTATTAGAAGATCTGATTCGTTTGATAGACTTACGGTTACAAATGTTTGGGTACACTGTCACAGAGGAAGATAAGTCTACAATAGAGTATCAAGCTGAAAAGGCTGCACAATATGTTTGCAATTATTGCAACTTTAAAAAGTGCCCGGGTGATATTCCGGGCGCTTTGAAATTTGTGACAGTTGACTATGCTATCGGTGAATTTTTAGAACATAAAAAGACATTTGCCCCGGATACTCTTGCTACGCTTAACCTTGATATGGCTGTGAAGCAGATACAAGAGGGTGATACGAGCATATCTTTTGCCATAGGCGAAGGCTCAAAAACACAGGAGCAGAGACTTGAAGCATTTATTAGCTATCTTATTTCGTATGGGAAGATGGAACTTATGAGATATAGGAGAATAAAATGGTAAGTGCGTTGGAACGGGCAAGAGTATTGGCAAGAAAAGCCATAGAGAGCAGATATAAAGGGTTCTGTGACATACTGGAAAAAAGAAAGGTAAAGGATGAGGTTACTAAGGCTACTATATTGAAAGATATAGCGGTCTTAAGTAATCAGCCTTGCAGATTGTCATACAGTAGCTCCGGCACAGCGAATCAGACTGATACCGTATCGAACATAGAACAGACTATTAAGGTGTTTATTGCTCCTGAGATTAAGATTGCTCCGGGATCTAAGTTAAGAATCACTCAAAACGGTATAACCACCGACTATATATCAAGTGGAGTGCCTGCTTTATATGAGACACACCAAGAGGTGTGCTTGGAACTGGAAAAGGAGAACGCTTAATGGCAAGTTGGGGAAGAGCGGACTTTGAAGCTTTTAGGGATATGCAAGAGAAATTGCAACGACTACAGAATATTGATATGGAGGCTTTTTGTACTGAGTGTAGCAAAGAGTAGCACTGAAGGTGTTGAGTGTTGGTAAAACAGAGAACTCACACAGGACGGTATCCAGCCCGAAGTGGTAAAGTAGGCGGTACCCTTAAGAGAGGGTGGACAGCTGCTGCAGACATATCAGTAGCTAAACAGGGCGATAACTACATTGTCATAATCTCAAATCCTGTGGAGTATGCATCTTATGTTGAATTTGGTCACAGAACAAGAAATGGTGGCTATGTAGAGCCTCAATATATGCTTACGATTTCAGAAGAAAAGCTGAAGAATGCAATCCCTGCATTACTGGAAAGAAAGATAAAAAGAAAACTGCAGGAGGTGATGAATGGCGGAGATTAATGTGCCTATGATTTTAGATGCTATTACGGTAGCTTTAGACAAGGTATCGCCAAATGCAAATATATATATTGATAAGGTCGAACAAGGCCTTGAGGATGGCGATATCTTAGTCAGGTTGATAAATATCGAATATATGAGAAGAGGCATAGGAGACTTTCAAAGAGTTGTTCCGGTATTTGATATTATTTATTTTCCCAAGGCAGGAAATAAGGATTGTATGGCTATGGGCGACACTCTATCAGATAAGTTGGCCGTTATAGAGTTATCGACAAAGGATATTGTGAGGGCGATTACAAAGTCATTTGAGATTATTGACGGAGTACTGCATTTTAAAGTGTCATATCTGTACGATACGATTAAATATCAAGCTGAAGAGGAGATGGCAAAGGTTATTTTAAACAGAGGTAATTAAGATTGAAAAAGACAGAAGATAACAATGTTAAACATACAAAAGAATCCATTATGTCGTCTTCAAAGTATGCTGACTGTAAAGATGTGATAAACATCTTACTTGATAAGGACACGGAGTATTCAATAGATGAGGTGGATAAAATGATAGATGATTTTTTGAAAGGTGAGGTGGAATAATGGCGCTAGGTGGCGGAATTTGGACAAGTCAGGACAAGATTTTACCCGGAACATATGTAACATTCTCAAACACAAAGAGAGCAAACGCATCTTTATCAAGTAGAGGTGTAGTCGCATTGCCTATAGTCCTTGACTGGGGTGAAAAAGGCAAGGTGTTTGAGGTAAGTATAGAAGATTTTATGACAAAGTCAAAGGAGCTCTTTGGTCATAGAATAGATGATAAAGTTATGATAAACATAAGAGAAGTATTTGCCCATGCAAAGAAGGCTCTTGTTTATAGATTAGTTGCAGCAGATGCTGTAGCCGCAAGTAATACTCTTGCAACAGCTAAGTATCCCGGAACAAGGGGCAATGACATAAAGATTGTAGTTGCTGCTAATGTAGATAAGCCAAGTGCTTTTGATGTAAGTACATACCTTGAGGGAGTGCTTGTAGACACTCAGACAGTAGATAATATGGCAGGGTTAAAGGACAACCCTTATATTACTTTTAAGCGTTCAGGATCACTTTCAGCGAGTGCAGGAATGCCACTAACAGGCGGTACAAATGGTGGAGCAGTCACAGGGGATGTATATACAAGGGCTTTGGAGAGCTTTGAGTCATATTCATTCAATGTATTGTGCTGTCCAACAAACGATACAACTATAACCAAGCTCTTTGCTGCTTACACAAAGAGAATGAGAGATGATGTCGGAGCTAAGTTCCAGACAGTTACATACAAGTCTGATGATAACTTTGAAGGCATTATATCGTTGATAAATGATGTTGTAGCAGCCGATAAGCATTCACTGGTATACTGGGTAGCCGGAGCTGAGGCGGAATGCGGAGTAAATGAAACACTCACAAATGCCGATTATGACGGAGAATATGATGTTGTAGCAGATCTTAAGCAGTCACAGCTTGAGGCAGCGATCAAACAGGGTAAATTTGCATTTCACAATGTTAATGGCAAGGTTAAGGTGCTCGAGGATATCAACACATTTACATCATTCAGAAATGATAAAGACAGTGTGTTTGCATCAAATCAGACTATAAGGGTAATAGATCAGATAGCAAACGACATTGCAGTACTGTTTAACACAAGATATTTAGGTCGTGTTCCGAATGACAATGCAGGACGTATAAGTTTGTGGAATGATGTATGCAAGGTGCATCAGGAACTTGAGAAGCTGAGAGCTATAGAGGATTTTGATGTAAACTCAGTTGAGATAGTGCAGGGCAACGATAAGAAGTCAGTGCTTTGTACAATAAAGGATATAAACATCATAAACGCTATGACAAAGCTTTATATGAATGTGATTATTGCGTAGAAAGGAGATACATAAATGGACAATGCAGTTATGAATGCTTTAGATGCAATGGACGGATCGTTAGCCAGTGCGTATATAATTCTTGAGGACGGTAGAAGATATAACTTTATGCAGTTATATTCTTTTGAGGCCAGTGCAAAGATAAATTCCAAAGAAGTACCTATTCTTGGTAAAACAGGAAAAGGAAACAAGCCTTTAGGCTGGACAGGTGAATGGAAGGGTACAGCCCATTATAATCAGTCAGTGCTTAGACAGATGTGGCTTGATTATAAGAATACCGGCAAGCTTCCAACATTTGACATTCAGGTGACAAATGAGGATCCAAGTTCATCTGTTGGTAGACAGACAGTAATACTTAAAGGGTGCTTAAGCAAGGGCGGTATACTTACAAAGTTTAATGCTGACTCTGAGACACTTGATGAGGATATCGAAGGAACATTTGACGACTGGGAAATGCCTGAAAGCTTCTCTTTGCTTAAGGGCATGCAGTAAAAGGAGGTTAGGATATGGGTAGAGATTTAAGCGCCTTTTTAGCGCAAAATGTAAAAAGAGTTGAGAATGTATTATTCCCAGCGACAAATAGAATTGTTGATGAAAAAGGGAATCCTATTCCTTGGGAGATTAGTTGTATTACAGCTACTGAGAATGCGAAGATAAGAAAAAGTTGCATGACTACTGTTCCCGTACCGGGCAAGAGGGGGCAGTACACTCAGGAATTCAACCCACAACTTTACTTAGCTAAAGTATGCGTAAGAACTACAGTCTTCCCAAATCTGCAGGACACAGAGCTTCAGGACAGTTACGGAGTTATGAGTGCAGAGGAGCTTATAACTACAATGCTTACTCCCGGAGAGTTCGAGGACTACTCAACAAAGGTAATGCAGGTAAACGGATTTGATAGCGATACCGATTTGGTAGAAGAAGCAAAAAACTAATCAATGGCGGTGATCCTGAAGCTAATTACGCTTACTATTGTCTCCATAAATTTCACTGGGAACCCAGTAAGTTTGTGGAGATGACAGAAGAAGAAAAAGCCTTCATAGTCGCCGCCATTGACATTAAGGCTAAGAATGATAAAAAGAATGCTGACGAATTAAAGAGCAAACAAAGAAGATAGGAGGCTGATTAATGGCTACAATACAATCACAGTTGGTGCTGACTGACGGAATGTCAAGTGCATTAAGGCGAATTAACTCAGCCTTAATTACTTGCATTGATAGCTTTGAGCAAATGCAGTCGTCATCATCAAATCAAATAGATACCACAGTCCTACGAGATACTAGAGCAAGCTTAGATCTCCTTAACAGAGAACTTGATAATACGGTTGAAAGACAGGAGCAAGTAAGAGAAGCTTCTGAGCAGACAGGGAGTTCCATGGATATGCTAAAAGATAGCTTTTTGAAATTAGCAGCTGCAGCAGGGCTGGCATTCTCCGCAAAAGAACTTATGGAGCTTGGCGATACATATAATCAGACACAAGCAAGACTTAACTTAATTACAGGAGATTTGCAAAAGACTAAGGATTTGCAGGATGCAATTATGGAATCTGCAAACAAGTCGAGAGCTGCATATCAGGACACTGCAGACGCTGTGTCTAAGATGGGACTTATGGCAAAAGATGCCTTTAGTACAATAGATGCAAGTGGCCATAAAACTCTTAATACATCTGAGTTGGTGGCATTCTCAGAGCTTTTAAACAAGCAATTTGTAATTGCCGGAACATCCGCACAAGGAATGAGTGCAGCAATGACACAGCTTACTCAGGCCATGGCCTCGGGAGTATTGAGAGGTGATGAGCTTAACTCAATCTTTGAGCAGGCTCCTACAGTCATTGAAACGATAGCGGACCACTTGGGGGTTGAAATAGGGCAGATTAGGCAGTTGGCCCAAGAAGGAAAGATAACGGCTGACGTAGTAAAGAGCGCAATGTTGTCATCCGCAGATAAGATAAACGAGAAGTTTAACTCTATGCCTTATACGTACTCACAGGTGGCCACTATGATATCAAACATTACATTTGATGCGTTTGAACCACTCATACAGCTTATAGGAAGTGGAGCGCAATTTATAGTGGACAACTGGAGTACTATAGAGCCCATTCTTGCGGGAATTGCAATAGGTGCAACAACTGCTGCCGTTGCATGGGGGATTTATACCGCTGCTCAGTGGCTTGCAGTAGCATCTAATCAAGCAATGATTGTAAGTATGCTGTCTAATCCATTTTTATGGATTGCAATTGCAATAGGCGCGGTTGTTGCGGTTGCCTACAGATTCATTCAGTCAGTCGGTGGAATGAAGAATGCCTGGACACTTGCACAAATGACTATGAGCATTGGCGTTGTCGCACTAAGGCTTGCATTCTTTACAGGTATTTATGCGATTATGGACTTGGCAGGTAAATTATCTCTTACTTGGCAGAAAACAGGTGTTGCGGTATCGAATTTCACTGGCCAGATGAGAGTAAATGTGTTGACTGGAATACAGAACATGTTAAACAGTGCTATCGGCATGATAAATAACTTTATCAATGCGCTTAATAAAATACCGGGAGTGAGTATTCAGGCCATATCACAGGTAACGTTTGCCACTACTGCAAAGGCGCAATTCAATGCTGAGAAAACCGCAAGGGAACAGAGCTTGGCAGGAGCAGAGGCTCAGTCAAATGCAGATAAGCAGGCAAGGACTTGGGAACTTATGCGAATGAAAGGAGATTTGGACAGCAAGGTATCGGATTTAAAGGGCAAATATTCCCAGTTTAAAGCTGAGAAGATAGCTATGAGTAACGGAGACGGAATTGACTCTTTAGGATTTGATACAGGAGCATTTGACAAGGGAGCAGGGGCAGGAGTTGCAGACAATATAGGAAAGACTGCAGGTAATACTGCGGCTGCAGCGGGTGCACTTGCAGAAACAAAAGAAAATCTTGAATATCTGAGAGACATTGCAGAGCAGGAGGCTATTAACAGATTTACTACTGCTGAGATAAAAGTTGATTATTCAGGGATGACTAATCAGATAAGCTCTAATATGGATTTAGATAATGTTTTAGACGCTTTAACTGTTAAATTCGTTGAAGCTGTGCAGATGGGAGCAGAGGGGGTACATAGTTAATGTTTAGATTTTATTTAGCAAATATGCTACTGCCTATCACTCCGTCTAAGTTGAGTTTAAAAGTTAAGAATATGAATAAGACAGTAACTCTCATAAACGAGGGTGAAGTCAATATCATAAAGACAAGAGGGTTAAGGGAATTCAGTTTTGAATTCCTTTTGCCTTTTCAAAACTACTCTTTTGCAACGGTAAGTAAAGTAAAAAAGCAGAAAAGTTATCTTGATAAGCTGAATCAATTAAAGATAAATAAGAGACCTTTTCAATTCGTTGTTAAAAGGCCTCACGGCTTCAAGACGAATATAAAAGTCACCTTGGAAGATTTAAACATCACTGAAGACGCTCAGGAAGGTAGAGATATCAAGGTAAGTGTAACCCTAAAAGAATATAGGCATTACGGGACAAAGAAAGTAGTGTTTGTTCAACCGCCTGCATCCGCTACAGGAGAGACTAAGCAGGAAGAAAAGAAGGAAGAAGCAAAGATAACCGAAAACAGGGATGCTTCCACCGCTCAGAAGCCTAAAACACACATAGTAAAAAGAGGTGATACTCTTTGGGGGCTTGCAAAGAGATATTATGGCAACGGCTCTTTATATCCTAAAATTGTCAGCGCTAATCCTAAAATAAAGAACCCTAACTTGATTATAGACGGATGGGAGCTTGTAATACCATGATAGTAAATATAATGATCAGTAACGGTAAAGAAGCTTACCTGCCTGCTATAAAAGAGGGTATACAGCTTGATTTAGAGCGTAAAGGAAGTCCGGGGACTCTTAAATTTGCGTACTATGATGATGGTAATATAAAGACCGAAGAGGGTAATCAGGTAAAGCTTACAGTAGACGGAACTGATTTGTTTTTCGGATTTCTTTTCAGTAAAAAGATATCGAGTAAGGATAGCAATATTGTAGAGTGTACCGCCTATGACCAGTTGAGATATTTAAAGAATAAAGATACTTACGCATACAATAATTTGACTGCAGGCGAGGTTATAAAGCTTATCGCTGAAGATTTCAGGCTTAATATCGGAGAACTTGAGGATACAGGCTATAAGATACCACGCAGAGAAGAGCAGAACAAGACTCTCTTTGATATTGTACAGAATGCTATAGATGAGACTTTGCAGAACACAGGTAAACTATACGTATTCTATGACAATGTAGGTAAGCTTACGCTTAAGAATATTGATAGTATGAAACTTGACTTACTTGTAAATACCGATACCGCTCAGTCTTATGATTACAGCAGTTCAATAGATAACAAGACATACAATCAGGTAAAAGTTGTTTATAAGAACACTAAAGATAAGACAAATGATGTATTCTTAGTAAAAAGCAGTGAGAATATCAACAAGTGGGGAGTACTACAACTTAATGAGACGGTAGAGACAAAAGAATCCGGAACAAAAAAAGCCGAGGCACTTCTTAAGTATTACAACAAGGTTGCTAAAACTCTTACGATAAAAGACGCATTTGGAGACACGAGAGTAAGAGCAGGTTCGTCTTTGGTAGTTATGTTACAGATTGAAAATACTAAGGTATCAAGCTATATGGTAGCTGAAAAGGTAACTCACACATTTAAGAATGATGAACATCTAATGACTTTAAAGCTGAGAGGAGAGCTGTTTAATGTTTGATTTAGTTGAAGCGGTAAAGCAGGCTGCACTTGAAGCGGTGGAGTCAAAGGATCCTATGTCTTTCAGATTTGGGAAAGTGGTAAAGGCATCACCACTTGAGATATGGATAGATCAGAAGCTTACGATACCTGAGAGTGCTCTTATTATTACGGGAATGGTTAGTAAAATCACTTGTGAGGCTGAGGGAATTGGCAGAATTACGCTTGATAACAGTCTTAAAATAGGTGAGCAGGTAATCCTTATAAGGGTTGACGGTGGACAGAAGTACATAGTATTGGACAAGGTGAGGTGATGACATGCTTCCTTTAAACGATAAAGATATAATACAGATAAATGAGTCCACGGAGCCGAGCAATACCTTTTTTATAGACTTTGAAAAAGGCAAGATATCCGGATTTGTAGATGAAAGAGAAGCCGTAAAGCAAGCAATAATGCTTATCTTAAATACTGAAAGATACAAATTTCTGATTTATTCGTGGAATTATGGGGCAGAGCTAGAGGCTCTCATAGGTACTCATCCGGACATAGTAGAGGATGAGGCGGAAAGACTTATAAGTGAAGCACTACTGCAAGATGATAGAATTACAGCTGTTTATGATTTTGAATTCGGCAGAAACAGGGATACTCTTCTTGTGAATTTCAAAGTTGACAGTATTTACGGTGGCATAGACATAGAAACGGAGGTTAGATAGTGTTTGAAGAGAATACATATGAAAATATATTAAACAGAGTCCTATCAAGAGTTGGTAATAGTATCGACAAAAGAGAGGGCTCTGTTATTTATTCCGCCGTCGCTCCGGTATGTGCAGAATTGGCACAGGCCTACATTGCACTTGATAGTCTTATAGATTGCACTTTTGCTGATACTGCACCAAGGGAGTATCTGATAAGAAGGGCTTTGGAGAGGGGGCTTGTACCGAAACAGGCAACATATGCAAAGGCTATAGCTGTATTTAATATAGATGTGGAAGTGGGTAAAAGGTTTTCAAGTTCAAGATTTAACTGGGTTGTATCCGAAAAGATAAGTGCAGGAAGATTTTATATCACTTGCGAGACTGCAGGAAGAGCTCCAAATGCTGAGAGAGGAAGCCTTATACCCATAGAGTATATAGACGGCCTTGAGACAGCAAATATAGAGAGTATAGAGATATACGGAGAGGATGAAGAAGGTACTGAGGAATTCAGAAAAAGATACTATTCGTCCTTTGACACTCAAGCATTTGGTGGTAATAAGAAGGACTACTATCAGAAGATTACAGCTATTGAAGGTGTAGGCGGTTGTAAGATTTTAAGGGCTAAAGATGGCAATGCTCATAATTTGCCGGGCCATATCCTTGCAATTATAACTAACTCTGAATACGGGCAGGCGAGTTCAACCCTTGTTACAAATGTGCAAAAGCTGATAGATCCGAAAGGTGATCAGTTAGGCGACGGCCTTGCATCAATCG